CCCTCCGCAACAGCCTCTTCGACCATCGCGACGTCGTCCTGCAGCGCGATGCCAGACAGCGCGCGGATGCTGCGCGCGATGCGCGAAAGCTCCTTGAGCTTCTTCTCGTCCATCGCAGCGTCGACGATCTCTTCCGTGATGGCTGCGACAGGCGTGCCCTCGTCGGCCATCGCAGTGGCAAGCGCGATGAGCGCCTCGAAGGCACGCTTCATCTTTTCGGTAGAGGCGTCCTTACCGACGCCCAGCTTGGTCGCGATTTCCATCAGAACCTTGTTCGGATCCATTGCGAGACTCCTTGTTGATCGCCGCGACGGAGTCCCGACGCGGGAGAGTGTGATCGGGGTCATCCCCGGCAGAAATGGGCTTGGCGTGAGGCCAAGCTCGTACAGCTCTGCAAGACCAGCGACCTCGCCAGTCGCGCGATCGATCGGCGCAAAGTCCACGACGACTGAGCAGAAGCGCTGCGCGCCTGCGGCGATTCTCTTCGCTGCGTCCGCGGTCCACTCGACGTAGCCCCACAGCTCGGCGCCGTCGCTGCCGTCGCGCACCTCGAGCGCTTGAATCCAGCCCGCGGCGTCGATGGGCACGCCCATGTCGTGGCGCGGGTGGCCCCAGAGGACCGGCACCGGCTGCTCGCTGGCGTCGTAGAGGCGTTTGATGTCGCCGAAGACTTCGCGCGTGAATGCGAATGGGCCAGCCGGATGGCCGTTCCATTCGCTCTCGTAGGCCATCTCGACCCACGAGCACTGCGCGTCTCCGAGGAGCGGCGACTTCATCGCGGGCTGCGCGGCGACGTCAGCGAACGCGCCGAGCGTGGCGCGCAGCGCGAGCTTGCGTGAGCCGTCGAAAGCGGTTGCGGTTGATGCCATTATGACCTCACAAACGACGACGCGCCGAAGCCGGGCGTCATCGCGAATCCTGCGGGCGGGCTGCTGATGACCTGCAAGCCTTCGTCATCAAGTTCTTCCTGCGACAGCGTCACGATGACACAGCGACACTGAAAACCAGCGGGCGGCGAAACGTTGGCGAAACTGCTGTCATTGGCGCGCCACACTTTGCGATTCATGGGCGCGTGCTCAGCGCGAACGCGATTGTCCTGCGCTGTCAGCCACTGCCGATAGGGCCGCGCGTCGAGGACGTCGGGATCGTTCATCTGCGTCCAGCGACCTGCGCCATACGCGCTTGCGACGTTGGTGCGATAGACGTTCTCGAGGTAGCTGGCGTCCTGCGGCGCGATGCCGAGCGTGATGGTCTGGTCCTCCATCGCGCGTCTGAAATCGCGCAACGTGTTGCCCTCTTCGAGCGTGCGTTGCAGCTCGTCGACAGCGCGTCGCGAGATGACGTCGAGCTGCTCGTCGGTGGCCAGCGCAGCGCGGCGACGATACGCGCGCAGCACAAACTCCAGGATGTCGGGGTCACCGCCACGCTCGCGCCAGAACGCGACGGCTTCGTTGAACGGCATCTTGAGGAACGCTGGCCTAAGGTCGACCGCGAGCTGCCGCTGCGCGCCCTGCGGGTCAAGCTCCACAAGACGCACGAACATCTGGCCTGCGAGGTCGCTCTTGACGCTGGCCTCGTAAATCAGCCGCTCGAGTTCAGGCTCGCCCTTGAACGCGGCGACGGCCTGCGCAACAGCGTCCGCGCCACCAAGCGCTGCCGCCGCGATGGCCTCGCGCACCGGCGTAAACGCGACGACGCCCTCAAGCGTAGTCTCAGCGGCGACGACGTACGGGCGGCCGATTACCGCCTGTACGCGCGCCCGGTCCGCGGCGTCGCTGAGAGCGAGGACGTCTGCGAAGTCACCGACCTCGTCGACAGCGCTGGCATCCCATGCGCCGAGCCCGGCGACGTCGAGAAAGGGCGCTCCGCGGACGCACCTCCGAGCGTGTCAGCAGGCGTCGTGACCTCGATCGATGGCGAGCCCGTCTCGACTGGCGGCGCGGCTTCAAAGGGCAGCGGTGAGCCGGGAGGCGCGGGCGGTAGCTGAATCTTCGCGACCTCCTCGCCGCCGTCCTCGACGCTCCACGCGGGCAAGCCCAGCGAGGCGCGAATCTCGTTGACACGCACGCTGCCGGTGTCGATGGCGTCGCGCGTGATCGGCAGCGAATCGTCGAAGAGCGTCTCAATGACCGGCAGCGGGATATCGGCCCTGCGCAGGTTGTAGTACGCAAGCCAGCGCACGACGTCGCGCGTGATGCTGCCCCACATGAGCGTGCTATCGAGCTTCGAGTTTTCAAGCCGCACGCCGTCGCGCGTCTCCGTCGAGGACCGTGAGCCGTTCGCGCCGCTGAGGTATAGGTCGGGACTGACGCCAAGCGCGAGGAACAGCTCCTCGTTCAGCGACGCGCGAAGCTCTTTCCAGACGCCCGTCGAGCCAGCGCCGGCGGGGTCAATGATCTTGATATCGCTCGTGCCGCTCGTGACACCGACGCTGTCGGCCGTGAGCTGCTGAAGGTCATCGAGGATGCGCTGCCGCTGCGCGCTATCCGACGACGCGGCCATCTGCGCAAGGACCAAGGGATTCCCGAATCTCTCCGCGCCGATCAACCAGAATGTCCAAACATTCCTTTTGAAAAGCCAGTAAAAGACCGCCGCTAGGAAATCCCCTTGGTCCATCGGCCGTCCGGGGTCTGTCCACGGAACGTGCGTGAGAAACTTCGCCGGATAGTTGATCGTGTTGTACCACTGATAATCAAAGTCCCTGACCTCGAGCGACCAGTCCTGCGCGTAGCGAAGATTGCGCGTCTGCACCGGCACCGGCTGCGGCATCCACGCGCCGCCGCGACGCGACCACACGAGCTCGTGACAGCTGATGCCCATGCCGATGGCGTCGAGCACCCTCATCAAGAACGTCTCGCGCGCCTCGAGGCTGGTCAGCCATTCCTTGGTCAGCTGCACCAGCTCTTCGGCTGCGCCGCGCATCTCGGGCGCGACGTCGTCGGCCATGCGCACAGCGAATCCGCGGCCAGCCACCGACGAGCGGCGCGTCGAATACGCACGACGCACGACGGGGTCACGGCGCATCTGAGTTGCGAGGTCCGCCCAATACTCGTAATTCCCGAAATCCAGCTCACGCAGCGCCGTGCTGATGCGCCCCGGCGACACCGGCTGTAGCGCGCGCCCGCTGATCGCGGAGAGCGACTGAGGCCTGATGACGCGGCCCATCTCGGGGATGCGCGTGACCTGCCCCATCGGCTCGACGGGCGCAGCTGCGGCGACGGTGGCCGCGGGCTGCGTGCGTGGCTTGCGAGACGGCATTGCTAACCCCAGTAGTTCTTGCGCCCGACGCGGGGCGCGTAGTCTGTCGTCAGGTCAGCGCTCACGCGTCTGCCAGTGCTCGCGACGCCGCTGCCGACGTGCATCTCCGCGAGCAAGTCGAAAGCCGCTGCAAGCGCGTCGATCTGGTCGTCGTGCGCGTCGCCCTGTCCTGTGAAGCGCGCGACCTCGTCGCAGAGGTCAGGCAGCCACGCAGCGCCCTCGCGTACCAGCACGCGGCCTGCGTTCCACGCTGCTGCCAGCGGTGTCGCGCGGCTGTACTTGTCGCCCACCGCGGTCTTGACCTCGACCTGCAAGCCCACGCCTCGAGGCGGTGGAAGCGCGAGGAAGTCGAGCGCGCCACGGTCAGCGCCGCCCGCGTAGATGCGCGATGCGGTGTGCGGCCAGCGCGCCCGCAACGCTGCGAGCTGCTGCGCGAAGTCGCTCGCTCGCATCTGAGCGCGGAGCACGTCGAGGACGTAGTAGCGGGCGTCCTGCCCTTGTCCCGCCTTGCCCATCACGACCGCGACGCTCCAGTCCGCGGAGGTCTTCGCGCTGTACGCGAGGTCGAGGCCGATGCCGCGCGTGAGCTCGGTGGGCGGCGTCACGTAGGTCGTCGGCGTCGCGCTGAACACGGCACCGCCGCGTGCTCGAGGCTGGCCCATGTAGAGCGCTGCCCACTCGTACGGGCCGACCTCGCGCTCACGCTGGCGCAGGAATTCGCGCGGACGCTGCGACGGCCACAGCGACTCGTCCTCGGCGGTGATTGCAGGGAGGTTCACGACCTCCCAGCCGTCGGCCTCCAAGCGCCCGATGAGGTCGTCCGGATGCCACCTAGTGTGCACGACTAGACAGCTGCCCGTCGGAGCGATGCGCGTCAGCGCCGTCGACCGCAGCCAGTCGCTGATTTTCTCGCGCTCGCGCCGCGACTCAGCCTCTTCGCGATTCTTGTGCGGGTCATCGATGACGACGATCTGCGCCGCGTATCCAGTCAGCGGCCCGCCGATGCCCGTTGCGAGTAGACCGCCACCCTCGACAAGCCGCCAGCGTCCAGCCGCGCTCGTGTCGTCGCGCAAACTCAAGCCAGCCTCGCGCGCTAAGTCGCGAATCTCCTTTGATCGGTCGTGCGCGAAATCTGCGGAATACGATGCGTAGACGATCGGCCACGTGGGATGCCTTGACAGCATCTGCACGATTCCATGCTGGATGAGCGTCGTCTTCCCAAACTGCGCGGGCACCGACACGCAAGCGCGCACCGTCTCGCCACGCATCGCGCGCTCAAAGAGAGCGGCCACCGGCGCGAGGTGACGCGGCGGCTCGCAACGCGGCGAGAGACTATGCACGTAGTCCACAAGCGGTAGACGCGCGCGCGGGCGTTCCACTGAGACGTCAGTGAGGGTCGCCCTCTCCTGCGTCAGTAGCCGGTCCAGAGTCGTCAGTCGCCGCGCGGATGACCGCTGCATATGCCTCGGGCGTCAGCCTAGCACGTAGCCGCTCAAGGAAGTCGCGCTGCTCCTCCTCGACAATCATGCGCACCTTCGGCCCCCAGCGCTTCGGATGCCGCCGCTCGAGAATCCATGCCGCCGCGTTCCAATTGCCGCTCGCCGCGGCCTTGCCGATCACGCCGACATAGGACTGTTCGCCCTGCGCCTTGGCTGCGGAGAAATCGGCGTAGAAGCTGGCGTAGGGCTCGACACCGTCGCGGCCCTTGCGAATCCAGTCGTCCAGCGTGCGCTCAGCGATGCCCGCGAGCTGCGCCGCTTGCTCCGCAAAGAGACCAAGACGCATCGAGCGCAGGATGCTCTCGCGGACTTCGGAGGCGAGCTTGTTAGGACGGCCCATGTTTATCCGATAAGCGCAACTGCTTCGCTGCGCGGAATGTCGGTTCCGACGTATTCAAACGCGCCGCTCGGTCGATTTTTGTTTAGCGTTTGCAGACTGCTGCTTGCGCCAGTTGCAGGACCGAAAGTACCCGGTTCTTTTTTCATACACCAGCGACTTGATCGGTCGAAAGTGCGAATAAGCGCCGGATGGGCAGGATATGTCCGAACACGCTTGCCAATCGCCTTGTAAGCGCTGGCTACCGTTTCGATCAATACCATCGCAAAACCCATGCCTTGAAAATCGGGCAACGTGACGAGGCGCGACGTACGCATAATGTTCCGCACTTTCGGATGCGCAAAGTGCAAAAGCCCAGCGATTGCCGCCAGCCGTCCATTTGCCCACAAGCCGAACACGCGCGCCGCCTTGTTTAGATCCGCGCTCATATAGTGAAACGGCGCGAACATGGACCACGCGGCATAGGGAACGCGACCGACGACGCACTCGATGTCTGGGCGTCGTTGAACCAACCTCCGGGTGAATTGACGCGTTGCCATGTCAAGCACCCAGTCAGGCTGCAGCCAATCGATTACGTCGTAATGACAGCCGACCGCAACGAACTTGCGATTGTTGCGACGTACGTACTTCTGAACTGCGTGACTTCCGAATTGCGCCACCTGTCGATCAACGACGCTCGTGAACTCGTCCACGATGACCGGATCGGGCAATTCAAGAATGCGACGCGCGAGGTCAACGCGGAATTGTTCGCCGTTGCTGAGTACCGCGTGCGGCCTGAGCCATGCCGGAATTGTGTTGAAACCTACCGCCGACAACGCATCCGTGATGTTTTGCATTCGCAGCGACGAATCGAAGTCGTCAACGACGCTGCGCGCGTTCCACGATAGCTTCGGCGGTTCTCCCCATACGTGACGCATCACAGTCGATTTGCCGCTGCCCGATGGGCCGACGACTAGCCCGACGTTCCACGGTTCAGCGTCATGCGGGAAGTCGAGATCCCATTCGAGTCTGCACTTATCAGCGACGGGCACGTCGAACATCGCTGCGACTTGGCGAGCGCGCGTGGTCGTGCTGATTTCACTTTCAACCGCGATTTTGATGCGCATCAGGTCATCATCGGCGTGCAACGCAAGCCGTCCGCTTCGAGACGTTCGATGAGTTCAGCTTGGTGCACTTCGTCGTTGCATTGCACGATGATCTGATACTTCAACGCGTCGCCAATTTGCGGCGACGCATCCTGATCGTCGTTGATATCATTGAGCAGCTTTTCGAGTTCCTTTGCATCGAAGCCCGTCGCCGCAAGGTCCGCGCCCTGCGATTCCAGCTGTCCGAGCACGGCCTTCAAAATGTCGTCATCCCACTCGGCCTCCTGCGCCGTGCGGTTGTCCGCGATCGCCAGCAGATGCGCATCGTCAGGCTCGAGGTCGAGAAAGCGCACCGGCACGCGGTCGAGCTTCAACGACTGCGCCGCCTTCCACCGCGTGTGACCCGCGATGATCTCGCCGTTGGCCCGCGCGATGATGGGCGAGCTGAACCCGAAGCGCTTGATCGACTCAGCGACCTTGCGCACCGGCTCGCCGTCGTTCTTGCGTGGGTTGTCCTTCCACGGTTTCAGTTCCGTGATGGGCACCCACTCCGCGGCGACCTCGCGCGCAGGCGCGTCGGGCGCAGAAATCTGCTGCGTCGGCTTCTTGCTCATGTTGGCGCGCTCCTCATGGGACGGTCAGCATCCCGCGCAATGTAAGGGACGCACATCATCTAGCCTCGGCGCAAGCCGCTTGCGTGGCAACGATAGGCGCGCATTGACGCATCATTCGCCCCTCTTGCGCGGCTTCGGTGGACGTCGGCCAGACGCAAGGTGTTCGGCCATCCACGACTGCAGCTCGCTCTTCACCGCGACCACGCCCGCGAACGTCTTGTAGACCGGCAACGACTTCTCGTCTGACAGGTAGCGCACCGTGCGCTCGCTGCACCCGCACGTCGTCGCGATTTCTTTCCAGCCTTGCAGATCCCACGGTGTTGCCCTGCTCGCAGCCATAGCCGTCAACCTCCTGTCGAGCGGCACCAGTCCGCGCGAACTCATTGCCCGATATAGCTCTAGCAGCCCCTCGCGACGCATCGTGATCACGTGCCCGACTGGCACCTCGACGCCGAACGCCTGCGACG